GTGATGTTGGTTTATCTTTCACAGGTGGAACAGATATTCAAGCACAAGCGACAAACGCAGTTCTAACCAAAGTCAATGAGCGTCAGGTTTATCAGACTATGGATGGAGAGGCTTACAAGACAACAAATGTTTCAGGAACATTCCAATTGGATATGTTGGCAGATTGGGGCAAAGCAAACTCAGTTTGTGAGGCTCTATGGGCTGCTGCTGAAACTGCACCAGACACCGATATCAGCATGACTTTAACAGCTGCATCAGGAGCGCAATTTGTGTTCCCAGTAAAGCCAGAGTTTCCAACAGCTGGTGGATCAGGTGTTGATGCTCAAACTGTTTCCTTTACTTTTACAGTTTCAAAGGGGGCAGTAGTCGAAACATTTAGTTAAAATCTAACAACGGGAGCAAAAATGAAACTACCAATTACAATTGAATATAACTCAGGCGAGCAAGCAACTTATGTAGCCCAACCGCCTGAGTGGGCAAAATGGGAAAAGCAAACTGGTCATACCATTAGCCAAGCAAAAGAAAAACTTGGCATGTGGGATTTGATGTTTTTAGCCTATAACGCACACAAGCGAGAAAAGGCTGGAACTCCAGTTAAACCATTTGAGGCTTGGATGGAAACTGTCAGCGATGTAATTGTCGGTGATGCAAACCCAAAAGCCACCCAGCAGGAAGCCTAAACAGGTTATTGGTTGAGTTGGCAATAGCCACAAAAATACCAATGAGTGAATGGGTTGATGCAGAGGATATTTTAACAGCTATCGAAGTATTGGAGGCGAGGTATGGCAAATGAAACTATCGCCTACAACAAAAAAGATTTGCGTGATATTTACAAAGCCTTCAAACTTATGGATGAGCAGGCTACTGAGGAAGCAAGAGCGCAATCTGCTGCTTTGGCGTATTTTGCATCAGAGGAAATTAAGCAGGCAGCTAGAACTAGAACAAAGGCTGGCAAGGTTGCGGAGAGAGTCGCAGACGGCGTTAGCATCTCTAAATCGAGTAAGATCGGTGAGTTCAGCTACGGCTTCGCAAGACAAAAGTTTTCAGGTGGTGCTACTACGCAAACCCTATGGGGTGGCATTGAGTTTGGTTCAAATAAATTCAAACAGTTTCCCAGTTATAGTGGGAGGCAAGGTCGTGGATCTCGAGGATGGTTCATTTATCCAACCCTTCGCAGAATTCAGCCTGAATTGATTAACAAGTGGGAACAAAGTTTTGATCGAATTATTAAGGAATGGGTCTAATGGCAACCGGTAATCGCACGCTTAAGTTATCGATCCTCGCTGATGTTGATGATCTAAAAAAGAAGTTAGGTGAAGCCGATAAGGCTGTCGAGGATAACTCAAACAAGATTTCAGAGTTTGGAAAGAAGGCTGCTGCTGCATTTGCAGTTGCTGCTGCTGCTGCCGTTGCCTATGGCACTAAATTAGCCATTGATGGGGTCAAGGCTGCCATAGAGGATGAGCAGGCACAGTTAAGATTAGCCAATGCCCTAAAAGAGGCTACAGGGGCAACTGATGCTCAAATAAAGGCTACTGAGGACATGATCCTTCAGACTTCCTTAGCCACAGGTGTTGCCGATGATCAATTACGCCCAGCCATGCAGAGATTGGCAGTATCAACTAAATCAACCGAAGAGGCTCAAAAACTTCTAAGCCTTGCTTTAGATATATCAAAAGGATCTGGAAAAGATCTTGAACAAGTAGCCACAGCATTGGGTCGAGCGCATGATGGTCAATCAACAGCTCTTGGCAGATTAGGCATTGGTTTATCAGCTGCTGAATTAAAGACGATGACCTTCACCGAGGTTCAACAAAAACTTTCAGATCTTTATGGTGGCGCAGCTTCAGCAAATGCCGAAACATTCCAAGGCAAAATTGATCGTTTAAAAGTTGGATTTGATGAAGCCAAGGAAAGCCTAGGCGTTGCTTTATTGCCACAGGTTGAAAAATTTATAGGATTCCTAAATGAAACAGGTATTCCAACACTTAATGCATTTATAGCTGGATTGACTGGAGATAAAGGGCTGAGTGCAAGTTTGACCGAAAGCCAAAAAGGTGCTGAAAGTTTTGGAAAAGCAATAAGTGCTGTTGCAGGTATTATTTCAGGATTTATTACATTTATTAGAGAAGCAATCGGTTTATTGGTTGAATTTGCAAATCAAGCCATAAGATTATTGAATTTAATTAAACCGGGTGCTGATTTAGGTTATATCCCAAACCCATCACTAACTGGCGGAATGTTGGGTCAAACTAATTTACCAGGAGTTCCAGAATTTGCTAATAGATCAAATGCTAGAGAAAGCCGAACAACAGTAAATAACATTTCAATTCAATCAGTTGATCCCGAAGGATCTGCTAGAGCTGTTGCCAAAGTCTTAAATCAAAGCGCATCAAGATCAGTTCCTCAGCTTTACAATAATGGCGTTAAGGGTGGCTAATGACAGTCTGGACACCTGACTGGAAATTAATTGTCGCTGAAGTTGATTACACCGACATAGCCATTTCAGACATTGCCCATCAAGCAGGTCGAGATGATATTTATACCCAGCCAAACCCATCTTATTTGCAGGTTGAGGTAGTAGCCCTATCGGGTCAAACATTGCCATTTGCGGTCAATGATGGAATGACTTTACAAGTCAAAGACAGCACAGGAACATACAAAACTTTATTCGGTGGCAACATAACCGATATAACTGTCGAAGTATCTAATACTGGATCAGTTGCTACTGTTGTCAGTTATACCATCCTAGCAATGGGTGCATTGGTTAAATTGGCTAAAGAAGTTTATGACAGCACCTTGAGCCAAGATTTTGATGGCAATCAAATGCTTACTTTACTTTCATACTCTTTGACTAATTCTTGGAATGAAGTATCAGCAGCTCAAACTTGGGCAGCTTATGATCCAACTATTACTTGGGCAAATGCTGAAAACATTGGACTTGGTGAGGTTGATACTCCTGGACTTTATGAAATGGAAAACAGAGGCGTTCAACCAGATACCATTTACAACATTGCATCAAACATTGCTAATTCAGCCTTTGGATATTTGTATGAGGATGCAGAAGGCAATATCGGCTATGCCGATGCTGACCACAGACAGACTTATCTAGCAGCAAATGGATACACAGAATTATCAGCAAATGATGCAATTGGAGCAGGAATTAGAACAACCACAAAGGCTGCTGATATTCGAAATGATATTTATATCAATTATGGAAACAATTTTGGATCTCAAAAGACGGCTACTGATGCAACCTCGATTGCTACTTATGGCTACCGATCAGAAACTATTAACAGCTATATTCACGATGCGACAAATGCTCAAGAAGTTGCAAATCGATATATTGCCCAACGAGCCTATCCTTACCCAGTTTTTGACAGCATTACCTTTCCAATTACAAATCCAGAAATTGATAATACCGATAGAGATGCCTTATTAGGCATATTTGTTGGTCAGCCTATTTACATAACTGATTTACCAGCTCAAATTAGCGATGGTGAATTTGAAGGTTATGTGGAAGGCTGGAAATGGAGCACTCGCTTTAATGAACTATTTTTGACCATCAACCTTTCACCTATCAGTTTTAGTCAGGTGGCAATGAGATGGAACACTGTGCCAATCACCGAGGCATGGAACACGCTTGACCCGGCTTTAACATGGGAATACGCTACAATAGTAGCCTGATTATAGGAGAAAAATGGCAACCACTACTAACTACGGCTGGACAACACCTGATGATACCGCATTGGTTAAAGATGGTGCAGCTGCAATTCGAACACTTGGTTCATCAGTTGATACGACAACCAAGAACCTAAACCCATCAACAACACTTGGCGATATTGAATATCGATCATCTACTGCAAATACCAATACAAGATTAGGAATCGGATCATCTGGTCAAGCATTAACTGTGGTGGCTGGCGTTCCATCTTGGGCAGCATCTGCAACTTCAGTTTTAACAACAACCGGTGATGTTCTTTATGCATCAGCTGCAAATACACTAGCAAGATTAGGAATTGGATCATCGGGAAATGTTTTAACTGTTTCAGGTGGCGTGCCAGTTTGGGCAGCACCTGCTGCTGGTGGTAAAGTTTTGCAGGTTGTTGTTGGTAGAACCACTACTCAAGCATCTTCAAGTTCATCTTCATACGCTGATACAAATTTAACTGCAACAATTACACCATCAGCAACTACAAGTAAAATTTTAGTTTTGATTTCTCAAAACGGATTAGTTAAATCTGCTGCAAGCGCAAATAACAGAATTGCTATCAGATTAAATCGAGGCGCAACCGCACTTGATAATTTTGTGGCAGATGGTTTAGATACAGGAACAGCTTTGTTAAACTCAGGAAGCGCATCTTATTCATATTTAGATAGCCCAGCAACTGTCTCCGCCACCACATACAAAACGCAATTTATTAGCAATGCTGGAACAGCAACAGTTTATTGCCAGTATTCAAGTTCTCAATATTCATCAATTACTTTAATAGAAATAGGTGCTTAATATGAAATCAGAATTAAAAGCGGTTAAAGCCTTAGAATTATTGAGACCTGATGGCGGTTGGGTAATTTATGGTGATGATTTTGATTCAATTGTTTATGATGAGGGTGTTTCTCCATTAACAAAAAAGCAGTTTGATGATGCTGTTAAAACTATTGAAAAAAATGAATTGGCTCAAGCTGAGGCTAAGGCAGCACAAAAGCAAGCAATTGCAGAACGCTTGGGCTTGACAGCTGATGAACTTCAAGTTTTGCTTGGCTAATGAAACCTTGGTTGTCAAAATCTGCTGTTCAATTTAGAGAGCAAGTAGATGATTCCTTCCCAGAGCGTTTGCGTAAATCTGATGGGTGGATTGGTGATGCTAGACATAGCGCACGAACCAGCGATCACAACCCAGACTGGGCAGCAAACGGGTGCGTGCGAGCAATTGATATTGACGCTCGGCTTTCTGACGACAAAGGGCTTTCAACATACTTGGCAGATCAAATTCGACAATACGGGAAAACCCACGGGCGCGTCAGTTATGTAATACACCAGGGCAAGATTGCATCATCATTGCTTGGATGGCGTTGGCGTAAATACAAAGGCATTAACCAACACAATCATCACATTCACATCAGCTTTAAAAAAGATCAAGACAATAAATCAGATTTTTTTGATATACCACTACTAGGAGGCAAGACATGAAACTAACTAACAAACATAAGGCTGCTATTAAGTCATACCTAAGAGCTGTGGCTGCCTCCGGCATTACAGTCGCATTAGCCATCATTGGCGATATCCGACCAGAACTAGCAATATTGGCTGGAGCATTAGTTGCACCTATTGCTAAGGCATTAGATCCAAAGTCAGGGAGCGAAGCTGATTATGGAATCAATGCGAAATGACCGCAAACGAATGGGTGGGCTTAGCCGTTGGTTTAAGCACACTAGGCGCAACTGGATTGCTGGCTCTACGCTGGGTTATTAAATCTTATCTAGCTGAACTAAAGCCAAACTCAGGTTCATCAATAAAAGATCAAATCAATCGACTTGAACAGCGTGTCGATGATCTTTTTGTTTTAATCAGTAAGCGATAATTTTGCCATGGCGAACACACGAAAACCTTCCAAGCGAAAAAAGATCAATCGTCGAGTTGTTCGCCGCACTCCTGAGCCTTTAACTAAGTTAGAGGTTTTCTACATTGCCAAACATGAAATGTTTAGAGCTGCACGCAAAGCTGGATTTTCTGAATCAGTGTGTCTCTATCTAATGGATAATCCTGAATCAATGCCTGACTGGATTGTAGGCGATACTGGAATAATCCCAACTATTCCTACTCCGGATGAGGATGACGATTAAGCGATACTTAGTAATAAGTGATTTGCAAATTCCCTACCACCATGAAGCAGCTGTCAAGAATGTTATTAAACTGGCACGCCGTGAGAAGTTTGATAGCGTTTTATGTGTTGGCGATGAAATTGACTTTCAAACCATTTCTCGATGGGCTGAGAAAACACCTTTGGCTTATCAGCAAACCCTTGATGCTGACCGCAAAGCAACTCAAGATATTCTTTGGGCATTAACTGAAAATGCCAAGGAAGCCCACATTGTTAGATCAAATCACACCGATCGGCTTTACAACACACTTTTGAAAGTGCCAGGGCTGATTAGCCTTCCAGAGCTGCAATACGCCAAGTTCATGGATTTCGACAGTTTAGGCATAACCTTCCATAAGACATTTTATGAATTTGAAAAAGGCTGGATCTTGGCTCATGGCGATGAAGCCAACTCAAATCCTAATGCTGGCATAACTGCCCTAAATCTTGCCAAGAAGGCCGGTAAGAGCGTCGTTTGTGGTCATACCCATAAGTTAGGTATGTCAGCCTTTTCTGAGGGCTTAGGAGGGCATTACAGACCTTTATACGGCATTGAGGTAGGAAACCTTATGAACAAGGCAAAAGCCTCTTATACGAAAGGCTTAGCCAATTGGCAGATGGGTATTGCTATTCTTGAATGGAACGGCAAAAACATGACTCCCACGCTCATTCCGATCAATAAGGATGGCTCATTTACAGCTCTTGGAAAGTCGTATGGGGCGTGAAACAGACTATATCGACCGCACGATTGATGATCATATCGATGAACTTGAGGATCTTGGCGTTATCTAATCGTTATAAAACACGCCGTAGAGCAGGTAGATAAATAACTTGATTTAGGTCAAACTTTATGTATTCACAGAGATACTGTGGATATGTAAGGGAGCGACATTATGACCGATCTACAAGTTGCGTGGATATTTTTCACAGCAGCATTTGCAATTATGTTTTATTACTCATCAATAGGAAATGCTAAAGACACTGCCTACTGGCGTGGTCGAAAAGATGGCTGGGATATGCACCGTCGAATGGTTGAAACAAAGCGCAAATCTGATGAAGTGTTTGATTATGAAAAGCACAACTGAGGCTTTGTTTGATGAAGTCATTACTACGCTGCAACAGCGCGGAAGTGTCTATGGTCATCCATTCTACAATCACAAGCGAATCGCAGGCTTATGGTCTGCCTATCTCGATTTCCCTATCACACCACACCAAGCTGCATTATGTATGGCATTGGTCAAGGTTTCTAGGCTTACAGAAACACCAGATCATGAGGACAGTATCAAAGACTTCATCGCCTATGGTGCTGTCTATAAAACTGTGCTCGATGCAGTCAAAGACGAAAACTGGGAGGATTAATAATGGCTTTCAATCTTGAGGATTATGAGGATGTGGCAACATTGAACAAATGGTTCATTGCCAACTATCCGATGGGTAGATCAGATATTTCGGTCATCAGTCATGATGCTGAAAAGGGTTATATCTTGGTGCAAGCAACGCTTTGGCGCGATTCCAAGGATTCATCCCCAGCTGTTTCGAACATAGCGTTTGGATCTAGGGAAACTTACATTCCTAACATGAAAAAGTTTTATGTTGAGGATACAGCTACAAGCAGTTTGGGAAGGGCAATAATCCTACTTAAAGGATCTGACAAGACTGCAACTAAGGATGACATGAGAAAGGTTGAAACCAATCCATCATTCAAAGAGAAGTTAGAAAGCCGTCAAAACATGTATGGCAAACCCGGCACTAAATCAGCACAGATCGAAACAATCCTTAGAGATAGTTTTGCAGCTGACAAGAAACCTGAGCCAGTTGCATGGTCAGTTGGTGATGTTGTAGCCGAGATTGGTGCATCAACACCTAATGAGCCTCCTGCATGCGAGCATGGTCATATTCTCAAAGAAGGAATATCTAAAGGAGGTAAGCCTTATTATGGTTATGTTTGCAAAGCCAAACAATGTGAAGCTAAATGGGCGAAACTTACAGCTAACGGCAAATGGTATTTTGAAGGAGGTGAATAAATGGGTGAATTACAAATCATTGACGGCTCTGGCTTAACTGCCACTTTTACAGATGACGGAGTTAAAGTAGAGCCATCAACAATTACTTGCGATACATGCAACGATGACAGATTACTTCATGAGGGCGATCTGCTTCGATGCTATTCCTGCCACACAATCAACAGGATTCCGTATCATGCCTAATTACGATTACATGTGTGATGGTGAGGGGTTGGTTATTGTATTCGATTTACCAATGGATCATAAAATTCCTCATTGTCAAGTATGTGGCGCACCATTAAGGCGTGTCTATACAGCTGTGCCAACGATATTCAAGGGAACGGGGTGGGCAAACAAAGATGGGTAATTACGCACGAGGTCGAAAAGGTTATAACAGAAACGATGATTACTATACTCCTAGGTGGATATTTGCTGCATTAAATGCGAGATTTGATTTAGATGTATGCGCACCAACTGGGGGTGTGGATTGGTTGCCAGCGGATAATTATTTTGATATTGAAACAGATGGTTTAAAACAAAACTGGTATGGATTTGTTTGGTGTAATCCACCTTATTCAAATCCAACTCCATTTATAAACAAATTTTTAGCGCATGCAAATGGAATCATGTTAGTGCAAGTTTCTAAATCAACTGCATTTTTAAATCTATGGAACGATGCGGATGCCGTAATGATGTTGCCTCGTGATATAAAATTTGAGCACAAAGATAACGGAAGAAAAGATATTTTCATGCCGGTTGGTTTGTTTGGAATGGGTGATAAAGCAAAAATGCACATGAAATTATCAGGAATTAACAGAATCCGATGAAATTTAGGTGCAATTTCTGCTCAGCCAACTCAGAATTTATCTGGCTTGATGGTTATGACAGCCACGAAGGATTTAGGGTCTTTCAATGTCTTAAATGTCAAGCCGTTGGCACAAAGAATTTAGCTGAATCAACTGATACTCAAGAGCCTGTTATGCGCTGCACTAAATGCGGATCTTGGATGTTTGCAGATAAGGAGTGCCATACATGTGCGATTCTCATGATCAAGGAGAACACGAAATGAACTGGACTTACCAAAACCAATTGCGTGAGCAATGGATTGTGGATCATCCAGAAGCTGAGTATGAAGGGTGGATGTCAATTTGAAGTTTGCATACGCTGATCCGCCTTACTACAAACAAGGCAAAAAACTCTATGGCAAATTACATGATCAGGCTGCGATTTGGGATGGTAAGCAAGCGCATTGGGATCTTATTGATCGACTGATGGCTGAATATCCTGATGGCTGGGCTTTAAGTTGTAATCCGGCTGATTTGCCTTGGATGATCAAACATGAAGGAATTCGCATTTGTGCATGGGCTAAGACATTCCATCAAATAAGACCAACTACTGTGCAATACGCTTGGGAGGCTGTGTTGCTTTATGGTGGGCGTAAAGACAATAAGCGTAAGCCTATGGTCAGAGATTGGATGAGCAGTTCAATAGCCATGCGTAAAGGTCTGGTTGGTGCTAAACCATTAGCCTTTAACACTTGGATCTTAGATTTACTTAATTATCAAAATGGAGATACCTTAGATGATTTGTTTCCGGGAACTAATGGTATGGCTAAAGCAATAGCTAGTAGAAATGGGTGAAGCTGGTTATGATGATAAGTGGATCGATCAATATTCAATTGTGCTATTTCGCGACACGCGGTCTGACCTGCGGTTATGTGTTTGGATTTGACTCGATATGATACGCTATAAAGAGCATTGGCTCTCAAAGCCAAAAGGCGAACCCCGAAGGGGGAGGTTCGCAAGGTGCTCGCTATTTGTGATAGCTCTATGTTTAGCCAACATTTCAGGCTTTGAAAAAGCACATTCCGCACCATTAGATAGAACCAATCACTATCGTCAATGGGCTTTTATACAGCTTAAT